ACACTTCAAAATAAAGACCGCATTATTGAAAAAGTAATGCAAAAACAAAAAGCAATGCAAGAGCAGCAACAAAAAATGCAAGAATTGCAAATGCAGCAAATGCAGGTCGACAACATGACGAAGGTGTCTTATGCGCATAGCCAAGAAGGCCTGGCAAAAGAGCGCGTTGCAAAAATTCAAACTGATACAGCCGTGGCAGAAGATAAGATACGCCGAGCTCACCAAGAAGATACTGCCAGCCTCTTAAACGTCGTGAAAGCATTGAAAGAGTTGAAGGGTATGGATCTGGATCATTTATTGAAACAAGTAGAGGTACTTAATTCATTAAGCCCTGCCGCGAACCCGGAAAAAGAAGTTGTTGCAAATAACGAGAGTGTTATTTCACAGTGAATTTGTAACGGTTAACCAAGGTATTATCATGAAAGAAAAAATGTCAAAAGCAGGTTACAGTCAAGGCGATATGTCGCCTCATGTAATGGATTATCAAAAGCCTGAAAAAGATTTTGCCGAGCGTGGTTTTAACAAAACTACAGAATACATTGAAAGACAGGACAAGATGCAATCAGGCATGGAAAAAGGCCTCAATAAACAAGCGTATCAAGGCCGATACTCTTAATAGGAGAAAGCTATGCCTAAACGAGAAAATTCTAAGCCCTACTGGATAGAGGTCCAAAAAGGACCTATTAGCATGCAAGATCAATACTCAGAGCAGTTTCATCGAGAGCCCATGCATACTATGCGAGATATGGAAGACTTCCGCATGCGTCAAGAAAAAATGACGCTCACTTTGCATGAGCCTAAGAGATAATTCTTTTCATACTCTCCTTTGGGGTCGAGGACATTACTCGACTCTTTTTTTCGACTTTGGACCTTTATTTCAGGAAATCATTCATGCAAAAAAAACCAAAAAAAAACATACGCACCATTGGCAATCCCCCACCGCTTAATCATGTGCCTTATATAGAAAAAAAGATTAAAAAAAAGTGATTGTTCAAATTATGCACGTTGCTATTGTAAAATTGAATCTCACCGACTATTATAATAACTTTTTTTACATCCCAGATTGGTATTGTGAGATACTTAGCATAAAAGAGACAGGAGTGCTAACTGAATCAGATATCGACGGCATTCGCAGAGAAGGGGTTTCTGAAGAAGTAATACAACAAGAATATTATTGTAGCTTTGATAGAGGCGTAGAAGGTTCATACTATGGAAAACTCATTGAAAAGGCAAGAAATGATAGAAGAATTTGTGCGGTGCCTTACGAAACCCGGAGTCCAGTGCATACCGCTTGGGACATTGGATTTGGAGACAGTACTAGCATTGTCTTTTGGCAAGAAATCGGAGGAGAGTTGCGAATCATCGACTTTTACGAAAATCACGGAGAAGGAATAGCTCATTATGTTAAGCATCTTCAGAGTAAACCTTATGTTTATGGCACTCAAGAGGTCTATCACTTTCATATAGCGGCAAGGAATACAATGCCTCATTTTTGAGGATTTTGCACACAAATTCACGTAGAAATTGACGCAATGCACACAAATTCACGTAGAAATTGACGCAATGCACACAAATTCACGTAGAAATTGCCTTCAGCAGGAATTTTGTTAATGAACACTTGACCCGACAAAACTGACGTGATATATTATGTCTTGTCGGGTCAAGTTATTCAGTTCTGAGGTGTTTCCCTGCTAAGTTAGCACCAAAGAATAAAGTCAATGTAGCTGCTTTATCTTTAAAGCCAAGCGAAATCATGGGACGTCGAGAGACGTCCTGCCTTTTCTTCTTCTTGAACATCATTTAATCACACTTTACCCAAAAAAGTACCAAAATAAAAACATCACAAATACTCCATAAAAGAAACCTTCTCTTACCAATTTTCCATCTCGACTAATCTTCATCGTCTTCACGCAAAATCACTTTTAAGTGCTCTTCACGCCACAAGAATTTTTATCTTTTTCTTACCGTCGTCGCTTCCTAGAAGAAAGTCACCACGGTACAGTTCATTTTCAACCCAATTTCCTTCAGCATCTTTTTTGAAGCCGAAATATTCTAACTGCAAATTCTCCCAGCGTCTAATTTGGTTTATTTGCTTTTCATCATAAATTTCCGGATTCATGAGCATATTTAACATATGCGAACGATGAGGCAGTTCCCAGCAAAAATAAATTTCGTCGTTAGGAAATATGCGAAACACCATTGTGTCTTGTTCGGGATATGGCCTATATTTTGTAATCTTTGAAAGTCTAACCAAGCCTCTCTTCATCATGAGATCGTATTTTTCATAAAAGGCTAAATAAAAAGGCTTCCCGGTAAAGTCTGGATGCTGCCTTCCCTTCACAATTGCTTCGTTAATATCTTTAACCAAATCTTTTTTTATTTCATGATTAACATCGCCGATAATCACGTCTCTTTCGCCATGTATTTGCGCATCCCGATAAATAGCGCCGGCTGTTTTTCTTGTAGGATCAAATCGTGACTGAGATTCCATTACATAATCCTTGTTAGTTGAATTCGTTTAGTCCAATGCCTTTTGATAGATTCTTTATGTCCTTTTTCAGCGCATTCCATAGAGCAAAAAACAGTTCTTTTGGAACCGCCCTTTTCTTTATTTCGATAAAAAACCTGTTGGCATTGCCGGCATACCAAGTCTTTTTTAATTCGCTTTTCCGTTGTTTTTTCTTTCTTTTTCCGATATTCGCACCGATAACAAAATTTCTGATTATTTATGAAATCTTTTTCTAGCCTTTCCTTTTTGCAATTATCGCAAAACATAAATCCAACTTTTTTATAGACATATAGTAATTTTTTCCAACAAAGTCAAGCAAGAGCGCAAATAAGGCGAAGTAGCTCATCGCTGCGGCGTATAAATGTGGGCCTAGCCGACCACCTAACAAAGGAAATTCATGACTGAAATTGAAAACCAAAACAGCGAAGTTCTTGAGGTAGCGCCTCAGGTAGAAAACCAAGTCACTGAAGCGAAAGAGACGCAACAGAGTCAAGAGCCGGTTAATAACCAGCATTTGAAAGCGATGCGTCTGAAGAATGCCGAACTCGAAAGAGAGTTGAAACAATTGAGAGAAGCGCAGATGCAAATAATGCAAGCCCAGCTTGCAAATTCGCAGCCGCAGCGTCAAGTTGAGACAGACGAGTTTGATAAAATCGGCGATGATGAGTTTATTCCTTTAGGTAAGGTGAAAAAACTGGCTGAGAGAAATACTCAGAAAGTGCTCAAAAACGCTGAAGATCTTGTGCGAATTGAGGTTGAAAAAGCTCTCAAAAAGCAACAAGACAATCAATTCATGGATCGCTTGAATCGTCAATTTTCAGATTTCTCCGAGGTCGTCAATCCAGAAACTTTATCGATATTAGAAGAAAAAGAACCGGATTTGGCGGCTACGATTGCGGATTTAAAAGATCCTTACAAAATCGGTGTCCAAAGCTACAAATACATAAAAGCTATGGGGCTTTCCCAAACGGCAAAGGAAGTGCGAAGAGAAAAGGAAATAGACAAAGCAATCGCAAAGTCAGAAAAGGCGGTAACGTCCCCCATGGCTTTCGATAAACGGCCTATTGCCCAAGCCTTCAAACTAACCGATGCCATGAAGAAAGATCTCTATCGCGAAATGCATGGATATGCAGCGCTAGCCAATTCGGTTCCTGAAATGACGTGAAAACGTCAAAGGGAAACCTATGTCAGTTTCAATTGCTTCGCTGCCTCCTCAAGTACAGCAGCGATATAATGCCAAGTTGTTGTCAACACCTGAGCACAATTTAGTTCACCAATTATTTGCTACTCCGGTTGAGTTGCCAGACAACCAAGGCTTTATTGATCGTCAATCGCGCTACGACAGGCTTGACCTGTTCGAGGTGCCTTTAGATGATGGTCAAAATAATCCACCACCACAACAGCTTAACCGCGTTGATGTTGATTGCCGTGTTCGTGTTTATGCAACTTACATCGTGTTAACACGTCAAGTTACGATCACAAACGAGGATAAACTCTGTGTCCTCGCTAAACCTGAGATAATGGACTTGGAAGCCCTCGCAGCATAACTGGAGGGTGACAAGGCGCAAGTGAATATAAGGATTTAACGGGATGATCGCGAAATCTGGAGTTAATAGATCGAAGTTCAAGATAACATTCGTAACGTATGTTATGAATTTCTTCAGAAATTTCTTTCTTTTGAAGCCGACGATGTGGTGTAAAAGTAGATCGCATTTTCATCATAATTTCGCATTGTCTTTTTTTGACTATCAAGTATGGATAGATTTTTGGAAGAAGATTATCAAGTCTTTCTCCAGTAATTTGACAATTAAAAATCGTTCTTTCCTTTTTGGAAATGCGAGTTTTTCTTTCTTGTTGATTATTGGTTGTATTGACAGTGTGTTTAAGCCATTTCATCAAATTTTCATCTGTATTAGAAATTTTGATGTAAGTGTGATAATTAAGAAGATTTTTTGTGGCTTTTGTTCTGAAAAGTCCAATAAAAAAACATCCTTCTCCATCAATGATTCCTGCAAGATAAGCCAATTGTATATCAATCATGTCATTCCTTTTGTTAATGATTGTATAGTATGTAATAAATCTGATTATTTGTACAGCGTGAACGACTAAATTCTTAGGCCTCGAAAGAGGATGCGATAGTCTGAACTCTACGTATAAAAAAAGGTAGAGAGGAGAATCCGAAGAGGTTTTCCCGCCTAGGAAACTAGGTCATAAAAGTAACAGATTGCCAGTATTAAATTCCGCCGCGGCTCGATTGGGACAATCCCTTCGTGAAACGCAAGACGCTCTCCAGAGAGATAATCTGGAAAGTTCTGCAAGCGTGATAAACTGCGTCGGTGGAAGTAACGGCGACATTCCCACTGAGATGACAATCTCAGACGTGGATGATGTCTTTACAATCCTTCAAAACAATAGCGGCGAGTACATTACTAACATCGTCGAGGCTGAACTGCGTTTTGGCACAAGTCCGATTGGGGACGCCTACGGATGCATGTTGACAACTCGCATGATTCCCGTCTTGTACAACATGACTGGATTTATCAAGAAGTTCCAGTATCCGAATATTAGCCAAACGCTCTCTACAGAGATTGGAGGGGCTAATAACGTTCGTTTCTTTGTTTCCGAACAAGGCTCTGTCACGCCAAATGCGTCGTTGCTTGGCAATGACATAGCCAACTGTTTCGTATCGGCAAAAGAGGCTTACAAAGTGGTCTGGCAAGCAGGCGGTAAAGCACGCTTTATCTATCTGCCTCCAGGATATAATAACGATCCGTGTATGTTACGCCATACAGCTGGTTGTTCATTCTATCAAGGGCAGTGCATCACAAATGACCTCTGGATGGAAAACTTGCGCTCAACAGGTATTTAAGGAGGTTTTTTATGTTGCCTTATTCATTTATCGGGTCTTGGACCTACACTAATCCATCTACACCGATAGCTCAAAATATTCCGATGACTGCAAAGCCTGATTGGGTTTTCGTTAAGGATTTAACAAACTGGGGTGCGCAATCGACGGCGGCTAATCCCATTTATTCCGAATGGTTCGGAACTATGGCACAGGGTTCTTATTTAGCCCTTGGCCAGATAAGCTCTACCGGCTCAGGCGTCACTACATATCCGTCTCAGGGATCTTCCGGGGGTTTTACCTTCATTGATCAGAGCAATCCCCCAACTTTTGCTAAAGTTGCAATTACTGCGGTCAATGGCACAACCTTCGTTGTTTCCACGAGCAGCACGGCAGGATTAAATGTTGGCGATACAGTGCGCCTCATTAATGTGGCAGGTGCGCAACAAATCAGCGGCCCTAATCTCTATCAGATTACAGCTATATCGACTAACACAAGCATCACGCTTGGTTACGCCGCTTCGGCTGCCGGCGCCGGTTTAACTGTGGCTAACGGAACAACTGGATATTACCAAAAAGTTTATCCTAAGTATTTCGTCCCAAATAATTTGCCAGTAGCATACATTACACAAGCCACTCAGGCTGTTGTGTATTTCTTTAAACAAAATCCTTACACGGTTGGCGAGCTTGTAGATTTCCTGATTCCAACTCCTTATGGGATGACACAGTTAAGTAATTTAACTGCTAATTCCGGAAGCGGGCCTTTCACAAGCAATCCTTCCGGAGCTGCACGGGTATTAAGTGTAACTAATTCCTCAACTGTTTCGTCGATCACCATCGATGTTAACACGACAGGTTTTACTGCATTCCAATTCCCAACTTCGGCAGCTTTTGCAGGTGGCGCCTCACCGGCCATTTGCTTCCCCGCAGGATCAGGCGTTATTCCACTCAATGGAAGCGCTACGATTCCGGCTTCGCCTCCTGGAACAAACCTAGCCGATGCTTTTGATAATTTAAATCAATATGTCATGAATATCGGCTTGTCGGCTGTTGGTGTCGCTAATGCGAACATGCAAGTATTTGCCTTCAAGGCTGATTTTGTTAATGGAATCACAAATGCGTAAATAAAAAGGAAGGGGATTTTGCATCCCCTTCCATTAAAAAAGGTGTTTCATGGAAGTTAGACAGATCAATAAAAAGCAAACCAATACGCTCCCTCCTCAAGAGAGAGAGGCATTAATTAAAAAAATGCGCAAAGAAGATGATAAACTTGTCAACGGCATGTTTGAATTTCTCGATGCACAGGGTGGTTGGTTAGAATTCGCCTATCGTAAGTATCATGGCGAACCAATACAAATGATAAAACTGATTCATGGAGAGATTTGCGATCTTCCTATGGGTCTAGTCAAACATTTAAATAATACAAAGAAAAAAATCCGTCGGTATTCCATGGAATTGCCGGCAAATGGGCAAAGAGTGCCGAGAAGTTATGAAACTGTTTCAAGAGTAAGATTTACTCCAATGGATGTTTTGTGAGTGTTCCCAATTCTAATTATGGACCTCCCTTTGGGGCGGATTTTATCCCAAACTTACAATACATAAGTAATATTACGCAGGCATGGCCTGCTGTGGTTACTTTTGAAGAAGATCATAACTTTGTGGTGGGGGAGTGGATAAGTTTTCGTATCCCTCCTTCCAACGGTATGATTCAGCTGAATAACCAAAAAGCATTAATAATTTCCATCACGCCAACAACCGTTACAATAGAAGTAGACAGTTTACAGTTTTTTCCTTTTATATCATTTCAAGACCCTCAAACTCCTTGTGTCGCTGTTCCTGCGGGGTCTGGAATTCCACAGGGAACGGCCATGGTAACGTTAGAAGATGCATTTGATAACAGGCCGGTGTTTTCATGACTTTTGTCCCCACTTTTCCCTTGTATCCTACTCTTGCAAATGCCGTGATAAAAACACGCAAGCTAACAGGTTCAAGCAATTCATTTCAGGTGACGGATGAGTATATCGTCAATCAAATGCATAGTTTTTACGCTTACGATTTGCCGGCGAAGTTTCGTTCATTGAAACTGAAAGATGTCTATACCTTTACGACAAATGTGGGGCAGGATGTTTACCCTTTTAATAGTGAACTTTACATAACGGTAAACAATCCTTGTTATTGTGCGAAAAGAGAAATAAAATTGTTTCACAATCCCTGGAGCTTTTATGCCGTTAATTATAATTGGCAGCAATATACGGTTTTTAGCTCAGGAAATGGCACTGCGGGTCCATATGAGGGTTATACAACGGCCGCACCGTTAATTTCGAGCGTAAATAATGACCCAGGTCCTCAAAACAATCCTAATCTATTCTTTCCTCAAAGTCGGGTCCAAAATGTTCTTATCACGGCTAATGTCATTGGCGCAAATGGCGTGGGATTAACGCAAAATGTCACAGATGATGGCGAGGGTAATTTAATTCAAATATTTCAAACTTCCAATGGTACAAATCAGGAATATGGTTGGACATATTATCGTCAGTACGCTTCTTCAACGCCAACAATGCCCGGTAATGCAACTATAAATTATCAAACGGGTGAAATTACAGGATTGATTTTTGCAGAGGATATATCGGAAGGAACGCCGATTCAAGTGCAATACAATCCTAAACAATTTTCGATTCCACTAGCGATTATGTTTTATCAAAATCAGTTCACCTTGGCGCCTGTACCTGATCAGGGCTACACTGTCGAGCTTACATGTTATCGTCAGCCTATTCAGGCTCTTTTAGCATCCGACATGGCAGGAAATCCCGAGCTGTCTGAATGGTGGGAGATTTTGGCCGTGGGAGCAGCTAAAAAGATATTTGAAGAAAGATTGGATACTGACGGCGTCCTCTTTATCGATAAAATGCTTACGGAAAGATACAACATAATATCAGCCAGAACTTACGCTCAAATAGGTCAGGAAAGAATTCAGACTATTTACACTGATCAATTGACGCACAATTATGGCACCGGCGGTTTAACATCAAGCTTTGGATCTCTATGAAAAAGAAAATAACGAAAGCTCCCATTATAAAGAAAAAGAAAATTAAACCTTTGCCCAATAAGCCTATACCTCTTGGCGGAGGGCCGTTTGTTGGGCGTCACACAACAGGATAAGCATCATGGTTGTCATAAAAGGTAAGGAAAAAATACTGAAAAAGCCTTTAACGCAATTTGAAAAACAAATGAGCGAAAAGGCCAAAAAAAAATTAAAAAGACCACAAGATACGCAGCCCATTGCAACGGTGGCAGTCTAGAGGTTTAAAGGAAACTATGCCGATACCAACATATACGCTAGGATATCCACCCGATGGATCAACCTTGGGGCAGACAAAAAGTACAATCCGGAATAATCTTGATGGTACTTTTCAGACTCTTGG